ATGTTTTACCGGGGCCAAGCAAGTCACGTGCTTGTGCAAACGCGTCGTCAAATTTAGGTGTGTTAGCAATCCTTGTAAGCGCTTGATTGTTTGCAGTGTTTCTATCTTGAGCACCTTGCAAATCACCAAACTCAGTATCAATAAGCGTACTAGCGTCCGTAAGAGTCCCTGCAAGTGCATTTGCACCGCCAACGTTCAATGTGTCCGTTGTAGTCGCGCCGTCTCCAATTGACGAAACAATGTCTTTGGTTGCAAGGTTAGACGTTACTGTGTCGTTGCCCGTTGCGCCTGTGACCGTGGTTGTTGTACCTGTTGCGGTAGTTACTGCGTTCGCGGCTTCTGTAGCTTCGGCCTCTGTTGCACCTGAATTTATTGCAGCGGTATAGGCCGCAGAAGCAAGGTCTGTTCCACCATTTTGCGTTACAAGATTATTTGTTACGCTGGTTGCAATACCGCTAATTACGCTTGCGTCAATGTTGTTGCTGGCATTAGAAGTAGACTTGTCAATCGTGTTTACCGCGCCCACGATGGCACTAAAGTTTGGATTGTCTTTGCCAAGTTCTGTAGCAATCGTTGTAGCTGCCGCAGCAACTTTAAGGTCTGAACTTCCAGTAAGAACGCTAGCGGAACTAAGGACTCCAGCCCAGTTTTTGTTGTCAATATTGATTGCAATGTTAGCGGCATTTCCAACATCCGCAAGAGAGATTGTGTCGGTTAGCATTGTGCTGCCAGCGATACTAGAAATGTCTGGGTTGTTGAGCAACGTACCGACTAAGGCCCCAACGTTTCCGGAGTCAATTGCTTTTGTAACGTTCAACGCAGTTGCTGCATCGGTAAAGCCGCCCATACCCGCAAGTGACGCAAGGCCACCAAGAACGTCGCCGTTGTCGATTGCAATAGCCGCATTGATTGCTTGAGCAAACGGAGCAACACCGGGAATAAACGATGCCACCGCAAGTAACGGCGCAAAATCACCAATGTTGCTACTACTGGCTTTTGTAGTGTAGAAAATTGGTGTACCGTCAGCACCAAACTGAACACGATAGCCAGTATTACCATCCCCCGCAAACGTGCCTCCAAAAGCATTGCCTTGTTGACGTTCACCGTATGTACTAGGAACTTCTTGCCCAGTCAGTTTATTGCCAAATACTTGTTGTTTGCCTACGGGCGCGGTGTATGTAGTACCCCCTCCCCCGCCTTCGCCGCCGGGGTCAAACTCAGTTTTCACTAAACTTGAGTCAACTGGTTTGCCATCTTGATCAACATAACCAACAATTTTTTGATCGTAGATAGGGCCATTTTCATCGTACCCTACAAGCTCTCCAGACTCAAAAACAGGTCGAACAGCGGCATCAACAGTTTTAGTTACCATGCCAAACTGGTTAATGTCTGTAATTCCAATGCCAGCCAAGATACTTGCCATATCCGCAGCATTAGCCTGCGCAGTGCCAAAACCTTCACCTTGCCATTTATCCGTTAAGTTTTGCCCAAGAATCTGGCTAGTCAACGTAGCAGTTGCGGCGGAGCCAGTATCTTTAACTGTGTTCCCTTCGGCGTCAACAATCGCGCCTGTGGTAGTTAAAAACGTACCGTTCTTTAAATCTGTTGCTTTAGATAGATCAACTGCGGCAGTAGCGGTATCTGCGCCCTGTGTAACTGCGGCGGTTGCGGCAGCGGCGGCATCAGCTTCTGAATCTGTTTGCGTTGAAGTCTGTTCTGCAATTTCTTTGGCGGCAACTTTTGCTTCGGCGGGAGAAGCGCCACGAGCAATCAATTCTTGATATGCGGCAATAACAGCGGCGTTATAACGCGCTGTGCCTTCGTCGTTTGTGTGCAGTGGGTCTTTGAGTAACGTCTTATCCTGCAAGATGTCGCCCATCACATCGACTAACTCTACGTTGTCATGTTTAGCCGCAATGTCTGAATACAGTGAATCTATCTGCGCGTTAAAGTTATTAGTTACAACATCATTAACTGATGCGGCATAGGGCGAACCTGTCAATACAACGTCAACACCTTGCTCTGCAAGAAGAGAAACAATCTGATCAATATTGTTGGTAATTGTGGCTCTGTCAACACCTTGCAAGAAATCAACACCGCCGGTTTGCAAAAACACAGTTGCGTCATCGTCAAACGATCCGCCGCCATCTAAAAACGTTGTAAGTTGATTAAGCGTATCGGCTGTAGTTGCACCGCCCACCGCAGTGTTGAGTGTGTTTTGGCCGGTAAGTGTTGTAAGTTGATTTGCAAGATCGGTGTTTGTACTATTCCAACTTGCACCGGCTAAGATGTTACCAGTCAGAACGTTACCTGTGTTAGCCCCGATAGTTGCTGTAGTTGCTGTTGTGTCTGTGGTTGTACCTGTATCTGCGGTTGTGGTAGTTGTAGTAGCGGGTGTAGTGGTAACCGCAGGGGTAGTAACGACCGCAGGAGTAGTAACAACCGCAGGAGTAGTTGGTTGATATGGGGCAAAGACCGACGCAATTGCATCTTCAGATAACCCCATATTTCTAAAAGTCGTAATCAGGTCATTGGTAGCGTCTCTCCCCCCAAAAACGTCGTACACACTTTCGTAGGTGGGGAGGCTTGCAGCGGTGGCTGGTGCACTTACAGTAACTGCCGCACCGGGATCGTTTACAAGAGAAGCAATCCCATAAGTATCTGGCCCAAATTGTTGCGCAAAATAATCAACCTCCGCAGGTTGATTCCAGTTGTATTGGTTCAACGCGTTGTTTTGTTCATCCCGCAATGCAGCCGCCGCCTCCCAACTTCCCGTCTGTTGGTACAGTTCTTCATCACTCATTACTATCGGTCTTGCCATTTTTAAACCTTAACCTTTAAGACATTACTGGCTGTTGTATCACGGTACACATCACCCACCCTCAGAGTCCCTAAAGATGTTTCTGTGGGTAGATTGTTAAGATCAAAGTTTAAACTTGTTGCACCAATTGGCCCGGGGTTGTCTAGTTGATTAAAGTACAAGCGAAGCACATTCGTAAGCTTGTCAAAGTACTCACGTTCGTACTCATTACCGGCCAATGGTAGGCTTGGTGCTTTGGCGTTAAGTTGTGACATTTATCTGCGTCCGTCAGGTTTGATGTCAATTCTGGGAGCACCCAGTTGCCACTGCGTATTGATCTGATTACTGGCAATCTTAAAGATCATCTGCCGCGCGCGAATGCGAGTGTATATTTGACCTGTAAATTCTTCCGTAACTACAAAGTTAGTGCCCTTAGTGACTAAAGAAGAAGCGGTTTCAGTTACACCAGAACCTGAATTACTTAGTCCTAACAAACTGATAGTAACCCGAGGACTGACGGCGGTCGGGCTGTTTGTGGAGTCTCCAAACGTCAAGTCTGGAATGACCCTCCAAACAAAACCAAAGTTGTGACCGTCTTCAATGTCAAACTCAGAGGAAGATACATAAGCATCCAAGGCGGTTTCTGTAGCTGTCTCGTTGTCGTTTAAACCATTCTCATGGTCAACAATATTCTGTGAATACGTTGCAGCTATAGGGTAATCCCTTAATCCTGAGTCTAGCCAAGCTGTTCGTGCCATCGTGCCGTAGTACCAAACACCTTTGCCTTCGTTTTCTGCGTAGTTGTAAATAACGTAGCGATCAACCGTTGTACTTGCTTCTGAGCAATAAAACCACCAAACCTCATTGAAGCCTTCGTTTAAAGCTGCAAAAACTTGTAGGTTTTGATTCCTGTTGATGTCATTAAAAATAAACCGGCGCAGGTCGCAGTTCAGTGTTTGAACTCGGCCATCGTATTTATAAAACTTATCAATACCCATCCAATACACAACACCAGAGGCAAGGACGGCGGCGTTAGGGCCGTAGATTGATATGTTGTCGCCCAGAAGTTGAGTCTGCCAAACAACGGGCGGGCCAAGGTACTGTAGAGAATAAATAGCAGAGTCAGTAAAAACAATCTGCTCTTGGCGAGACTGAAGTACAGCAATAATCTCTGAACCTTTAGACAAAGTGACGCTACCAGCCTGATTGGTAATGGCCGGGTTCCAAACCAGAATGTTTTCTTGATCTGACCAGCGAATTAACATAGGGTTTAGGACTGCACTTCCATAGTCATCACAGCCAAAACAGAATACAAATCGTGATGTATCTGATACAGCAACTAAGTTAACCACCGAAGGTACTTCTGCGTCTGCTCCGGGCAGACTTGATACCAGTACACCTCTGGCATTTAATCCTCCACCAGCGTCCCAATAATACAAACCACCACCACGAGGATTAAACACAAGGTCTTCACCAAAGTTTTGCTGGCTCCACAAGCGCAAAGCACCAAAAACAGTTGATACTGTAACTCCATTTCCCCACGTCCCCAAACCCCAGCCGCCAGCACCCCAGCCTGATAGAACTTGTTGAATTGCGGGGCCAACACTGATTTCGTATGCCGCTACAACAGAAGCACCACCTCCACCAGTATCCGATGCATTGGCCGTGGCTGACGCTGTAAAGGTGTAAGTGTTGGCGGTTAAGACAACAATTTGATATTCAGCGTTTAACACCGCTGCGGTGATGTTTCCGCCTAGTCCTACAGCACCACTAAAGGTTACAAAGTCTCCTGTAATAGCGCCGTGGGATGTATCAGTTACCGTGATGGTAGCGGAGCCGTTTGTAGCTACAAAAGGATTGTTATTAATTGTGCTTGTTGCACGGATGGGTGTGATGTCGTAGTACGCACCACCGTTTTCTAGGTAAAACTTAAGGTTTGTACCGACACCAATGATGTTTCTGCCATCAAGCAATACCCAGTTCCAGAGTGACCTGCAAATACCTAAGAATGTATTGGTAGAAATACGCACCCAGCCGCCAATAACCTCTGCGCTGCCCTGCCTGAAGCGAATTTTGTCGGCTTCGTACCAGCCACCCTCGGTGGTGTACCGTGTGTTCTCTTTGTTTACACCAGCCTTAAATAGTATTTTCTTCAGTGGCATCGGTCAATCCAATAAGGCGCACTCAGCCGTGCGGCGTTTAA